ACGTGACAGGAACGTGCCAGCCACTTCGTCACGTGGCTGGCACGTGGAGTCTCGGTTTGTTCACGGTCCTGCTGGCCTTGTCCGCTCCAGCGCGCCCCGCAATCCCGGTCATCTTTTCTGGCGTGCCATTTCGAGCATAAGTTTGCTGATCTGCTCGCCGTGGTCCTTGATCCGGTCTCCCAGGTCTTCCGCGATCCGCTCTTGAGACTTACGGGTGTTGATCATTTCGAACGTCTGCGCCTCAAGAGCAGCAGTTGCCTTGTTCAGCGCCGTGGGATCGACAATGACCGCCGCGACCTGCGCCGACGTGGGTGACCGCTCCGGGGAAGAACTCCGCCCGCTCAGCAGCCCCATGTATCGAACGCCGAATATAATGGCGAGCGTCACCCCGAACACGACGATGGCAAGGGGCGGCAGCTTATCGAGTTGTTCCATCCCTGCCACCTTGATCCCTTGCTGCGCGATGAATATTGACCAACTCGCCGACCGCAAACAGCGGATAGATGGCGAGCCAGGTGCTCACGACATCAGAGGATGCAAAGCCATATGAGATGCCGGTCCATATCACGCATCCGATCCCGGCAGAGAACTGCCGTATCTGGGGCGTGACGTTCTTTCGAGCCCCGTTGATGACAAGGCCGATGATGCGAAGGCAGCCGATCAGAAGCATCAGCCAGCCGAGGAAGTTTTCCGACGGCACCAGGTCGCGGAAGGCCCAGAACGATGGTTGGTTGAAAGTCTCTGTCGGATAGAGCAGGACGCCGCCGAACATCATCATGTGCCCGGCCATAAACCATTCCATCATCCTTGGGCCGAAGCGATGTCTGATCCGTATCCAAATGCCTGGCCCGGCGTAGGATTGCCCGCCAATCATTTGCGACACCCCGGCTGCTTCTCACAAGACCGATTGTTCGAATAGATCGCGGGGCCGGCCGTCGCGTCTTGCGACGCGGCGCGAGCGGCGGCAGGATCCGAGAACCGCACCATCTGAAAGCCGGCGCCTTCAGTTGCAGCCGTCCGCTGGCAACCCACTGTCATGCATGAGAGCAAGGCAACGCTCGCGAGCCGGAAGATTGCGGAAGTTGGCATTGCTCTTCTCCATGTCGGTAATGCGTTCGACGGCTTCCTTGGCCGCTTCGACGCGCGTTTCGTTCTTCCCGGCGCTCTTGCCGGCGGCGTAGATGCCGAATGCCGCAGCAAGCAGCGCGCCGGCCGCGACGATGATGATCGTGATCCGGTCCATCACCTGCGCTCCCCTGCCGCGTAGGCCTCTATGCCTTTCTGCTCACCGTGGCGCGCAACGAGATACAGACCGCCAGCAACAGCCGCCACGCCAACGAGCCATACCCATCCCGGAACGTCTCCGACCATATCCTTCAGCGGATCGACATAGCCGCGCGCCGCGCTGATGTTGCCGAGGATGCCGTCGAAGAACGCGCCAACGGCGGCCGGGATCGCGACGACCGCCGCACCGATCTTGGCCAGCCAGTTCGTCTTGACCTCTGGCGCCGCCTTTCGGACCTCTGCCGGCGCAGCGTCATTGCGGGGCAGCTCGCGCGGCTTGGCCTGTCCAAGCGCAATGAGAAGGCCGTCGTCGATCGTGTCAGAGAGCGGTAGATCGTTTTCGTTGCGGAAGGCGAGGATGGCGGTTTTCGTCATCTTTCCGAGCTGACCGTCGAAAGCGCCCGTCTTCGGATCGCGACTGCCGACTTCAGTATAGCCGAGCTCCCACAGGCGGGCTTGAACGAAGGCGACGGTCTCCTTGGCCTTGTTCTCGGAAGGAACGGGCTTGGGAGCGTTCCACGTCTCCGGCGTGACCTTGCCGCCATCTGCCGCTAGGAATTGCGCCCGCTCCTTCTGTCGACGATCGGTCAGGCCCTTGATCGCCACCTTCCTCCCTTTCACAGTCCCCTTGTTCCAGACGAGGAACTGATCGGCGGCTTTCTGGTAGTCACGCGAATTCAGAGCCTTGAGCAGCGTGGACTTCTGGAACGACGGCGTGCCGATGTTGAAGACGAGAGAGACAAGCGCGTCGAACTGGTTCTGCGAGATCGGCACCTTTACGAGCCGGTTCACATCAGCCTCGACGGCGCCGAGGTCGCGCGCGAGGATTTCGGCTGACTCTGTCGCCGTGATCCTCATCCCCTTCTTCACCGTCGGCGGGCCAGCCGCTGTCGTGTGCCCTACCCCGACCGTCCAAACGCCGACCGAATCCTGATAGGCGGTCAGCCGTTCGCCTTCATGCGACCGAATGGCCGCAAGCCCTGCTGCACTGGTTTTCATGGTGTGTTCCTTCGTGGAGAAGCTTTGCCCCGGTCAGGGCAGTTTCGCGAATATGCGATAGTTTTTTGCCGGCAGGCCGGCATTGGTCAGCACTTCCCAGTTGAGGCCATCGGCACTGATACCAAGTTCGCCCGTCAGCATGCAGACAAGCCAGTGATCGGTATCCCAGAACCCGGCACTAAGTCTCTTCCCCACGTTCGGGCGGGCGGTAACATTCGCCCATGTTGCCGCATCAACAGACGTGATCAGCTTGTCGATACCCGAAATCAGCCAGCGCGCATTGCCGTATGCCGCCCAATCGTTACTGCCGCCAACCGGATCGGTGCGCGCCGTCCAGGCCGTGCCATTGTTGAGTGGCGCAGTCGAAAGCTTACCGCCGCCAGCCGCCAGCAACACATTGCCGGCAACCAGTTGCGTGATCGGTGTCGTGCCGAATTGCGAAGTGCGGGAGGTAAAAGCGCCCGAAGCGCTCGCCCCCGTGAACAACTGGCCGGCGTCGCCGCCGACAGCGACGACGCCGGTTCCGACCGCAATCGCGTTCGCCTTGCCGGTGAAGGCGATGGCGGAATATCCGGTGAAGCTGGCGCCATCGGTCGAAATCGCCCGCTCGCCGTTGTTGCAGATCAGGACAAGGTTTCCGGCCTCGACAGCGGCGGCCGAGAAATACCGGATGCCGGTCGCACCCTTGACGCCATCAATGGGCGTCACGACCCGATTGAACTCGCCGCCAGACAGCTTGAAGACCACCGCGCGGGAATTGTCGCCATCGTCCCATATGCGACCATAAACCCAGAGCGCCGAGAAGGCGACGATTGATCCCTCTGGAAAGAAAGCGCCAGATTGATCGGAGCGTAAATGCGCATTGATATCGCCCTTCAATGGCTTTTTGTACCACTTCAGACCATTTTGCGAGACCCGATAGTCTAGATCCGTAACCACGGGATTGTTGGCGCTGATGTAGCCCCGCGCCATGGCGATGTAGCGAACAGGGCCGCGGTAAACCGGTCCGCGAGCGAGGAATGGCGTGGGGCAGATGATCATGCGCTGTTCCCGCCCCAGTTCAGCAAGACCTTGCCATCGGGCCGCACGAAATAGGCAATCAGCGTCAACGCACCGGCCACTGTCGGCCATGTCGGTTGATCGCCCATCCAAAGATAGTCCGATCCCCAAGTGGTAATTGTCTTGCTGCCACCGGTGCCTTGAATGACGGTGAGCAAGCCGCTCTTGCCGATGACCTTGGCCGAGGGGTTTGCAAGCGCGCGCCCCGACGCCGTAATGGTGACATCGAAATTAATGCCCGAGCCCATATTCCAAGCGATCGATGCTGCATCGGTCAAAGCGACAGGAGCGTTTGCGCTATAGACGTTGCGGATCGACAAATACATGGCAGTCAGGCCGGCGCGAATGTTGGCGACTGTCGCCTCTGTACCAGACCCGGCGGCCGCGCTCGCAGCGTCCGTCTCGACCTGGTCCGCGAGCGCGTCGAGATAGTCTCCCGCCAGCTTCACGAAGTTGGCGAGCGCCACAATAGCGTCCATGCCCTCTGGGAAGTTCTGACGATGGCCACCGGCGCCAAGCCCCTCCGGGTTGGATTCCGCATCGTATGGATCGCTGTTGAGCGCCGCGGCAAATGTCGCTTCGGACGTGGGGTAGGTCGGCATGGGCATCAGCGGATTTCCTTCAGTTCCATTGCCATCGAATGGTAGTTGGTGTCGTAGCCGTACATGACGGTTTCGAGGGGGTTGAGCTGCCGTAGGCGAGCCGGGAAGTTGCGCTGCATCGCGTAAACAGCATCGTCTGGGTCGGCGATGACGAAGATTTCCTTCCAGACACCCGCGCGCCGCGTCAGCTCAAGAGCGCGGGTATAGCCTTCGGTGTCATCCAGATATTGCAGTTGGAAGCGCATGACGCGGATCGGTTCACGAGGGTCGAAGAATTCGGCGCCATTGAGCGCTGTATCGACGCCAGTCGCGTCCTCGTATCCGAGGTCCAGGCCGAGTGCCGGGTTGTAGGTCGGCACGAGAAATGCATCGCCTAGGAAAAGGCGACCGACTTGGATGAAACCGGCCGAATTGGACTGGTCGAAGAAGGTCACCCGCCAATAGCGCGCCACGATGTTCTGCGGGAATAGGATTGACGCTATTGCCGTCTGGCCGACCGTATCTTCTGCGGTATAGGAGCCAAGCCAGTAGTTATCGTTCTCCCACTCCAAGGCGTTGATATCCCAATCGCTGCCCGCTAGAGACGCGAACGCATCATAGGTCTGGTTGTGAACTGGAGACGAGATGTCTGCCGAATTGCTCGCTTCGATCTTGATGCGCGCCGAGACCGTGAGATTGTGCGCGATGAACGAGAACAGACGGATCGGCCAAGTGCGACCGAAATCAATGGTGAAAGTGGTATTCTCCGGGTCGAGGTCGATGGATCGGGCCACGCGCGCGAAAGCCCGATCCTTAAGATTGTCGAGCGGCATGGCCTCTACCCATGCCCCGCCGGAGTATGTCGCGATATCGCTACGGTTGGGATAGATCAGCATGATGTTGGCCATGTCACCCCCAGACATCCAGCGTCGTGATGCCGGTTTCGAGATTTTCCGTGATGCCGATCACGACGAAATCTTTTCCTTCGTCGAGGCCGAAACGGTTGACCTGCAGCCGCACGATATCGCCGAGGTCAATCTTTTCGACGAGATAGGCCTTGACCGGCACAAGGAACCGATCACGCGGGACCGAATGCAAAGCGAGGCGGCGCTGCGCTTCTGCGATGGCGTCGGCTTCATTGACGAGATAGGTTTCGTAGGTCAGTTCCGGCGCAAGCTTATGGATCGCCTTCACGTCATCATCCTGCGCGACAGCAGATCGCCACTCGTTTTCGGCGAAGGCCTTATAGTCGTCCGACGTGTCGGTCTCCAACTCGTTGCGAGATGCAAC